CCTACAATCAGTCCGCAGGTTGTCAATCCGACGATCGCGCCGAAAGTGGCCACACCTACGGTAGCGTCAAAGGTGGAAATGCCTAGCTACAGCTTCGGAAGTGCCGGAGTTGAAAAGCTTAATAGCGGATTAACAAATGCCGGAAGCCTGATTAAAAACAACACTGAGTCTCAATACGTGTTCAACGCTTCGCTTGCTTCAACAAGTTTTGTAACAATGGAAAACGGAGCTAAGAAGGTTGCTCAACAAATCGAACAAAATAATATTGCTCAAAGACAATTCAATGCCTCTTTAGCTTCTACAAATGCAGAAAATATAAGCCTTGGATTAGCTAATGCAAATGTAAAAATAAGAAGCGCCGAACAGTCTGCGGAAAATTTTGGATCAGCCGCGAATAATGCCGGGAAGCAGGGAGCAGCTGGCCAGGAAGAATTTAATAGTCAGATAAGTAGAGGAGTTTCCTCTTCTGGATCGCTATTATCAAAGTTGAAGGCAGTTGGAGCCGCCTATATTGGATTTCAGGGATTAAAATCTGCGCTTGATGCATCAGACCAGCTTTCTGCAACAACGTCACGTATTAATTTAATGGATCAGTCATTTAGGAATGCTAAAAAAGAGGCACTCGGAACGCAGCAGACAATGAACATGATTTATCAGGCCGCACAGGATTCAAGAGGGTCATTTGATCAGATGGCAGGAGTCGTTGCGCGTTTTGGTAATAATGCTGGGGATGCATTTAGCTCTGTTAAGGAGCTTATTACATTTACTGATATTGTACAAAAACAGATGACATTGGGCGGAGCGACAGGTCAGGAATCAGCAGCTGCATTGTTGCAGCTGTCGCAGGCACTCGGATCAGGGGTCTTAAGAGGCGACGAGTTGAATTCGATTTTTGAGCAGGCGCCTAACTTGATCCAATCAATTGCAGACTACATGAATGTGCCGATCGGGCAAATCAGAACATTAGCATCAAAAGGAGAACTGAGTGCATCAATTGTTAAAAACGCAATTTTAGCATCTGCCGATGATGTTAATAAAAAGTTTAATCAGATGCCAATGACATGGAACCAAATTTGGACAACGATGTCTAACACGGCTCTGAACAAGCTACAACCAGTATTAACAAAGCTAAGTGAATTTGCTAATCAGCCTGGAATTATTGCTTTTGGAAACTTAGCGGTCGACGCCGTTTCTGCGGTCGGTAATGCGGCTTCATGGACGCTTGACGCGGTATCTGGATTAGCAAACTTTGTAAAGAGTAACTTTAGTGTGATCGCACCGGTTGCTTTAACTGCAGCCGCCGCAATTGGAACGCTTAAATTAGCAGCGCTGGCATATAATGGTGTAATGGCCATTTCGAATATCGTTACAGGCATTGCTACCGGTTTGCAAAATGTATGGATGGCATCAGTGTGGCTTTCGAGTGATGCTACATTTGCAGCAACTGCAGGACAGTGGGGATTAAACGCTGCATTGTTAGCATGCCCGATCACTTGGATTGTGGCCGGTATTATGTTGGCAGTAGGTGGTCTTTATTTAGTGGTTGCCGTTATAAATAAAGTTACTGGATCATCAATCAGTGCCACCGGCATTATTGGTGGTTTAATTTACTCTTTAGGAGCAATCATCTATAACGTTGGTGCTGGGATATATAATTTTTTAGTTGTAGATGTCATACAAAATATAGTCAATGGAGTAGTATGGGCAGGCAGTAATATTAATGCTCTAGTATATAACACTGGAGCGTTCATTATGAATTCAGGGAAAGCAGTAGGAGAAGGAGTAGTCAATACTTTTAATACTGCTGTTTATGATGTTGAAACGCTTTTTATGAATTTAGAAAAGAATGCTGTATCGTCATTCATTCCAATTGCTAAGGCATCTGAAGTGGCAGCTGAGTCAATTGCAAATGCGTTTGTATGGGGCGCCAACAAAGCTGTAAGTGGAATTAATTGGATCATTGATGGAATTAATAAAATACCTGGAGTTGATCTGGATAAGGTCGGAGATTTAGGAAATGTTGATCTTGATTTCACATCAGGGTTATATAGCAAAATTGGTGAAATTGAAGATGACATGCCGGATAAGCCGGAAAAAGTAAGTTTTGGCCGAACAGATTACAAAGAATACAGCAACGTAAAAAAGGCAATGGATTTGTCTAAGGCTGGGTATAAGTCTATCGGCGATGCATATAGCAGCGGCTATAAAGCCGGGGAGAATCTAGTGAATTCCGCTAAGAAAATGTTCAGTGGATCAGATAAAGCGAATAAAACAAGTGATTTAGCAAAAAACGCGTCTAAGTTTGCAAAAAACGCGCAAAAAGCTGCAAAAGATGGTAATAAACACGCTAAGAAAACAGCAAAGAATACGGATGATATTAAAAAATCTTTAGATATTTCAAATGAAAATTTAAAGTACATAAGAGATATTGCTGATCGTGAAGTTATCAATAGATTTACGACTGCGGAAATCAAAGTGAATATGACTAATAACAACAAAATATCAAAAAATGTTGATCTTGATGGCATAACAAAACATTTAAAAACAAGACTTGAAAAAGAAATGCTTAAAACAGCAAAAGGGGTATATTGATGGCAAAGATAAAATTTAGCAAGAAGAAAACAGTAATTATCGATGACGATAAAAAGAGGCGTGTATATACGCATAAAAAAAAGATTACTACTATGGCCGGAATTAAGATATCAAATAAAAAAAAGAAGAAAAAGAAAAAGAAAAGCACGAATGTTTCAGCCTTGCCGTCATATATCCTGTATCTTGATGGAGTGCCTATGCCAGTACCACCAGCGAAGTTTGATCTGACAATCGCCAATCGAAACGAAACAGTAGAACTCGCCAGTGGTGAACAGGTGAATAGGCTAAAATCACCTGGGCTAACTGAAATAAAAGTAGATGACCTTATTTTGCCGCAGCAGCAGTATCCGTTTGCTAATTATCCAAATGGCTTTAAAAACGCTTCTTATTATTTGGAAAAGATTGAAAAGTGGAAGAATGATAAAGAAGTTATATCATTGGTTTTATCAAGAGTGAGCCAGGGATCTCTACTATACGACACAAATTTAGACGTGACAGTTGAAGACGTAGAAGAAAAAGAAGATGCAGCTGAACAGGGCGATGATGTTTATATTGATATCACTTTCCGGGCATATAAGCATTGGGGCGCAAAAAAGTTAGTTATTACATCTAAGTCAAAAAAGCATGCCAAAGTCGTAAAGAAGAGAGCTACAAAAAAGGTAAAAAGTCATAGCTATACAGTAAAAAAAGGGGATACGCTAAAAAGCATTGCAAAGAAAGAACTTGGCAGTACTTCGAAAGCTAGCGATATCTATAGCAAGAATAAAAGCGTGATTGAATCAGCTGCAAAAAAGAACGGAAGATCATCATCTTCAAAAGGGTTCTATATTTATCCTGGTACAAAATTAAAAATAGGGGCTAATTAAGATGAAGCAGCAATATATTGAATACTGCGTCGCAGCAGCAGAAAAATATGGTTGTAAAGCTTCTGTTATGATCGCCCAATGTATTCTAGAGTCTTCTGGTTTTGTACATATGCCGGCTAAAACAAATAACGGTTTTGGTATCACTAAATCAGGTGGCGGCTTTCGATCTTATAGCAATAAAAGAGAATCTTGCATGGATTATGCACGGCTTGTAACTAGTGGAAATTATGCAAGATACACAAGATCGGCATCAACACCAGAGGAATGGATAAGGGCTATTTGCAAGGCTGGATACAATTCAAGCAGTTCATACCCTGATCAGATTTTAAGCATTATCAAAAATAACAATCTTACGCAGTACGATGAAAAGCCGTCTATAAGATTAAAAAACAGAACTGTTGCAGTAGAAAAAGAAAAAACAAAAAGCGATATTGTTGATGTTGCATTGTCGCAGGTCGGATATCATGAAAGTGGAAATAATCAGACAAAATACAATGAATGGTTTGGTATGAATGGTGCAAAGTGGTGCCATATTTTTGTGAGCTGGTGTGCATATAAAGCGGGCGTATCTAGTAGCGTTGTGCCAAAAACAGCGAGCACGGATGCCGGAATGGATTGGTTTAAAAAAAGAGGACTGTTTAAGTATAAAGGGCATTATTCGCCAAAGCGTGGTGATATTGTTTATTTTAAAACAGGGAGATCTCATGTCGGCATTGTTGAATATGTCAGCGGTGATTCTTTGCACACGATTGAAGGGAACGCTGGCAACGCTGTAAAAAAAAGAACATATTCTTTAGAAAACGGTACGATTACCGGTTATGGAGTGCCTAAATACGAATCGTTAAATACTTCAGATTATGAATATAATGATCAGGATTCAAATATTAAATATTCAGGTTCATCAAGCAAAAGTGATACAAGTGAAAAAGAGAAAAGAGAACAGGCTAAGCAGGAGCTAGCACTGTTAAACAGCGTTTTAAGCCGTCACTCTAAAAAAAATGAAAGTGTAAATGCAAAGATAAAGAAAACAAATTTTGATGGTTCAGTAGAAATAAAACTAATTGGATCGCATGGTAAAAAGAATTATATTCTCGAACCGGTTGATGAAATTAAGCTTACAGAAGAGCGTAAAGGATCACCTTCAGAGCTTGAGTTCAAAGCTTACTACGGATCAGGAAAATACATTCTGTATGAAGGGGATCCGGTCTTGCTAGTCATCAATTCTATTAAAAGATTTTATGGGTTTGTGTTCACAAGGTCGAAAGAAAAAGATGGGTTAATAACTTATACCGCTTATGATCAGCTAAGGTATTTGAAGAACAAAGACACAATTGTTTTTAAACATAAAACAGCCAGCGATATGTTAAAAATAATCGCTCGCAGGTTTGGCCTGAAAACAGGATCGATTGATAACACCAAATATGCTATGTCTAAAGTTGAAGATAATAGTGAGCTTTTTGATATTATCGATAATGCGCTCGAAGAGACGACAGTCACGAAAGCTACACAGTACATTTTATATGATGACGTTGGCAAATTAACGCTAAAAAATGTATCAAAGATGAAAGTGAATAGTTGCCTGATTGACGAAGAAACGGCAGAAGACTACAGCTACAAAACAAGCATTGATAGCAACGTGTATAATCAGATTAAGCTTTATTATGAGAATGAAAAAACTGGAAAGTTTGATATTTATATTGCGAAATCTTCAAAATCAATAAACAAGTGGGGGATGTTACAATATTTGGAAAAAATAGATTATCCACTTGTCGGAAAGTTGAAGTCAAGAGCGATGCTGCAGCTGTATAACCAAAAGATGAAATCATTATCAATTAAAGGCGTGATCGGTAACTTAGAAGTAAGAGGCGGATCATTAGTGCCAGTGCTGTTAAACCTTGGGGAGGCTAAGATCGCAAATTATATGATGGTAGACAAAGTAACGCATAGTTTTAAAAGAGGGATATATACGATGGATTTGGAAGTGTCTGGAGGCGGATTTAGCAGTGATGAACAATCCTAATTTTGTACAATTAATAAGAAAGATTGCTGATGAAGTGATTGAGTATAAAAAACCATCAGAATATTACATTGCAATAGTTACAAGTTTGAATCCTATGAAAATAAAAATAGGCCGAAAGCTTGTGATTGAGGAAGATTTTATTACAATGACCGAAACTGCATCATCCAAAAAGCTACAAAAAGGAAACAAGGTTGCAGTAATAAGAAAATGGGGTGGTCAGCATTATCTTATAGTAGATCGTGTTAAGTAGGTGATTGCATGATACCGGAAAACAGTATCTTTGAAGAAGATTTGGATACAGAAGAAAATGAGGAACAAGTGAGCTTAAAAAGTGAGCCGTGGAAAACGTTTAGGATAGACTTTAATACCGGCCATATTAATGGAACGATAGGCGAAGAAGAAGCGTTAAAGCAGGCAGTTACGCTAATGCTTAATACACACCGCTATGAAAATGAAATTTTTAGCTGGAACTATGGCCTTGATATAAATGATCTTATTGGTAAAGATATTTCATATGTCATGCCGATGGTTAAAAAGAGGATCAGAGAAACGCTTTTGCAAGATGATAGAATTGAAGACATTACAGACTTTGATATAAGCATAAAAGAAAAGAGCAAGCTGCTTATATCATTCGTTTTAGTAGAAAAAAGAGGCGATGAAATTTATATCGAAGGTGAGGTGAACGCAAATGTTTGAGAATTACGATGAAGAAACCATTTTAAACGACATGCTATCAAGAGTTGATGATAGTCTTGACAAAAGAGAAGGATCGGTAATTTATACTGCACTTGCACCAATGGCTTTTGAAATGTCGGAATTTTATGCGGCCCTAGATATGATTTTAGACGAATCTTTTGCCGATACTGCCAGTTATTACTATTTAACAAAGCGCTGTGCCGAAAGAGGAATTATCCCGGAGCAGGAAAGCAAAGCGGTGCTAAAATTGGAAGTCGAGCCAGTGAACTCAAAAATTACAATAGGCGATATCTTTGCACTTGATGAAATGACGTTCA